AGGGTAAGTACTATAAGTCCTTATGCACACTATACTTACAGGATCACCCATTCTGGCGACTATAAGTCTAGCGTGCATAAGGACTTAGAAGCGTCCATACAGGCGTTTCTGAGGTGTCGTCGGGTCTATATAGGCGATTATCCCCTCTATGGGGAGTTTAATAGCCTGTCAATGCCGTATAGATTGTGGTGAGGCGTAGAACGTATAGTATACTATAGATACAGGCTGGATCTGATGGGATTCCCTGGGATTGAAATTTAGTGAGATATGAGTCTGTTGAAAAATTTTTCAAAAAATAGTAAAATAACTATGTACTTATTAAACTAACTAGTTTAAAATGCCGATAGTAGAAGTAGAAGACAATTAAATAACAACTTAATAGGAGATTGAAAAATGACTACAACACTAACAAGTGAAAGAATTACAAGGGTTAAACAAGAAATTCTCCATACTCAGGATCAGTTGAACAAAGAACTTGGATATATGGTACATTTACAAGATGTTTCTCAAATATCCTTTTATCGTAAACATATCTCGAAACTTCAAAACATGATTAAATAAATCTTCCCGGAACGGGCTGGTTCGACTCCAGCCAAGGTTTTTAAGCTCTTTGAAAAATTTTTTCAAAAATAGACATTTTTATGTAGACAGGTTAAACTAATCAGTGTAAAATACCGATAGTAGAAGTAGAAGACAATTGAAAAGTTAATAATACGAGGTTTTGAAACGAGCCTAGAATCAAAAATCCGGAAACTAGTGATGGTGGTATGGCCTGCTAGATAACAAGATTAGTTTTCTCCAAAATCGAAACCAGCAAGAGAATGGTATCTTGCTGGCCTACATGCCATGGTAGACATGTACTGATGAGAACCCCAGGAGACTTACTTTTTTCATAGGAGATTGAAAAATGGCTAGATGGATAAATAATAATACGAGATTAGCAATTTATCTTCGCGATGGTTTGAGCTGTGTATATTGTGGAAGCAGTGTTGAAGATGGAATCGAATTAAGTTTGGACCACCTGAAACCAAGATCGAAATCAAAAACAAAAATCGGACTCAACGATTCAACGAATCTAGTGACGTGTTGTCGAAAATGTAATTCATCCAGAGGTAATCGACCAGTGAAAGAATTCGCTTCGAAAGTCGCTGAGTATATCAATCATGGAGTCACGACCGATGACATCATGAAGCATATTTCAAATTGTCGAAAACGTAAATTGAAAACCATGGAAGCTCGCAAAATGATTGAGCGTAGAGGCTCAGCATTCAAATCTGTAAATTTTTTATAGGAGATTGAAAATGAAGACTGAAACTACAGAATATACAGCAGAAGCATACAATGGTAAAATTATTGGTAATGGTTTTATGTATCGTCACGGTGTACAAATTGTTCGGAGCGACATTAAAACAGGTAAGAGGAAATTTTTTAAAGGAACGAAATCTCCATGTATGAAAATGGGATGGTTTGCATCCCATTACAAATCGGGTATGAACAAATATGATTCAGGCCAGTTTGAAGTTTTAATGATGAAAGCTCAGTATACCGCCGCAAAAATGAACAATGGAGTTTTTGAATAATTAAGTTTGTTTTGCCTAGGACACTCGACGGATCGGGTGTCACCGGTTAACCAAATTTTACTTTTTCATAGGAGATTGAAAAATGACATCACATTATAAATTTTACACTGAGCATGAAGCATCAACATGGAAACGTAGTCATAAACGGTTTGGTTGGTTCATATCAGAGCCATGGTTAAACGAGGAAACTGGAGGTTGGTATCTAACAGTTCAAAAATAAGTTTGTTTTGCCTAGGACACTCAACGGATTGAGTGTCACTGGTTAACCAAATTTTTCACTTTTCATAGGAGATAGTATTATGACAACTGCAAAGAAAAACACCAAGAAGGTTTCTCTCACAATCGTCGACACCAAAGAAATCGCAAAGACAAAGCGTGTCGATGCTGCAAAGAAAGTAAAGGAATTGAAGTCTGATGCGATCAAGGAAATCGTCCATAATAATGTACGATGTGTTAAAATTAGAAATGCCATGGTTAATGTCAACGAAATTGAACTTGGTCTAGATGATCTTGGTCGAAAGTATCAAGATCAACTCCACAAGGTTTTCTACCAACTGGATAAGATCAGCAAAGCCATGGCCAACGAGTTATATCTTGCTTCAACAAAAGATGCTCGCGAAACCGCGAAGCTGAATCGCAAGGCCACGCTGAAACAGAAGAAGCTTGACAAGATCAAAGCATTGCAAGCTGAGATTGATTCGATGGACTAAGTTCACTTTGCTTAGGGCTCGCACGGATGCGAGCCTCTAGTTAACTGAATTCGATATTCAAATTACTTTTAATAGGAGATTGAAAATGAAGATTGAAATCAAACCAGAACTGAAAACCGCATTGGTTGACATTATTAATCAGCATGAGAAATTCAAGAACTCATACTTTTGGAGCCCACCATCTAACGCATCTGGACGTAGATTGTATGAAGAGAGATATAGTAGAGATGATTTGAGTTTTGAAATTGATGGACGCAAGTATGAAATTTCACAAAAGGTCAGTTGTTCATGCAAAAATGTATACTATTCTTTTTCAGTCTACGTTGACGATTCAAAGAAAACTATTCGAGTTTTAAAAACTCTAGTTAACTGAATTTTGTTTCATAGGAGATAGCACAATGACAGCAGTAGTGACACAACTCAATTCAATTAGTCATGAGCATACAATGGTTTCTGTGTGGGAAGAACCCGGAGAATTCTACCATATTGTAGATATCGATGGAACGTGGTTGGCAACTATTTCAATGGGTGATGATGCGTTTGACCGTGTTATTCAGTTCATTGAAGAGAACGAATTGAAAGTTGATGAAGTGTCGATCAATGGATTCGAAGAGCTTCGAAAGTTCGGTGAGTGACATGACAATCAAAGAGAAAGTTTTGATTCTAATTGTAGTTCAAATTATACTTTTGTAATAGGAGATAATACGATGCCGAATGAAAAGAAAATCTTTGCGTCCAGCCCAAAAATGGATCCATCGCAACACAGCGACAAGTATTGTGGTGATTGTGGTTTCAAAGTTCGTGGCAAGAACCATATTGATGGCCAACATCACAAGCGAGGCAAAAGGGGTCGTTGCCAGATTGGAAGTAGTTACTAAGTATGTTTTGCCTAGGGCATGCATGGAAGCGTGCCACTGGTTAAATGTATTTTACTAATGCCCAAAGGGGCGAGCTTGGTGAGATTCATCGAGCGAATTTATTTGTGCCCAATGGGCAAGGAGATTAAGAAATGGCAAACCTAGACGCAGCAAACGCAGCAAGGGCAAAGGCAGCAAAGGAAAAGGAAGCAAAGGAAACAACGGAAACAACGAAGACTGATAGTGGTGTTGACATGAAACCTACACCGGACAAGGTGAAGCGTGTGACAAAAGAGGTCTTTGATAAGGTCGGTGATCTTAATCCGGAAATTTATCCATTCAAGGTTGCTGTACCTGAAGGATTCGATTTCAAGATTCATGCGAATCTGAAAAAGAAAGATTATGTCGGCGATCATCTGTACTTTGAAATGCGTGCAGTTGGTGCAGAACTTGCAGTGATTGCATTCCGTGAGTTGGCGGCTGAAGCTGAGAAGATGGGCTCAACGAAGGATCGCGCCAAAGCTAAGAAGCTTGTCAAGATGACATCCAAATTGAGCGAGCTGAAACAACAGTTGATTGCAGTCATGGGTGAGGACGCTGTCAACAAGATGCTTGAAGTATCTGAGAATGATGACTAAGCTGAGGGTTGTGTGTTGTGTGTGTTGTGCCGTGGGTACTTTGGGCCCACGGCACATTTTTATAGGAGATGAGTATGGAATTGAAGCCAGCAGAAATAAAACAGAAAATCATTTCATTGAAAGAGTCAATGAAACTTGATGATGTGATGGTCAAGACACATCTTTCGTATCTTGACGTTGATAAGTGCAATGAAAGAATTTTCGAGCAACAAGTAATTTTAAATTATGCTAGATCCCAAATAGAAAAAATACGATCTCAACATGACAATGCTGTCCTGGAGATTGGTAAAATCGAACGAACTCAACGATACGATAAACGTCAAATCGTTCTACTGGAAAATTACGCAAAGATTCAGAAAATAAAAGATCTTGTAGCAAAAATCAGAGAGGAGAAAACCGATGGCTCTGCAAATACAAATCACGGCGAATAAAACCAAAATTCTCCTAGAAAAGGGTGGTGTCGTAATCGCGGATATAGCAATCGCTGACTCTTCGAATCAATCAACAGCGACAATTTCAATTCAAGCCCCAAAAGATGTGAAAATTGAACGTATAAACATGAAATGAAATGTAATGTAATAGGAGATTAAAATCATGATGCTTATCGAATTAGAACTAGAGCACGCAGCCAGAAAATTTTGCATTAGCAATAGACAATTCACAAATGCTTATCGTGGACGCACTGACGGGCCGACGTACGCAACATGGAGCACGCATGTAAACATTATCGAAGATTCTGAGAGTGCCCCCACAGTAAAGGGCTTGGGATATTGGAAAACTGGATTCAATAATGGCTGTGGTTTTTCGATGACACTATACACGACATCCTCCTTTCGCATCGAGGTTGGAGAAAATTGGACTCCATCAGAAAAATATTTGACTTAGGCTAAAACCACCCTCCCCTGCAATACCGTAGGGGGCTTTAAGGAGAAATCATGAATTACAATTTGCATCAATTATTAATCATTTACAAATCATATTGGCGTCAATGGAAACGACATGGAAAACATCCCATATCATACCCTAATTGGATATATGATATCGAGGCTGAAATTATTACCCAAGCCAAACAAATTGGCTGGTCTTGGCATCCACAAATGAAACCATCTGCCTCTGATATTGCCAAAGGACGGGGGCATAGTTTATGCTCTCGCCCAGGGCAAGATGGTTGGTAGTTTCACCCCCCTGCAATACCGCAGGGGGCTTGAAAGGGTTGGAAAATGACAACTGAAAAAACAGTCACAGCCACGGCCGCAAAAAAAACGGATTATGTTGGCCAGGTCACAAAAATAGATGGTCAACTTTATCGGGCCGTCTGGTTGATCGAATCTCATAGATTTACAGACGGCCTATCTAGAGGTCACAGAATTGATGATGGTGTCACCGTATAATAGACGGACCTTGTTTTGTGGGTCATGAAAATACCTTGAAGGAGAAATACCATGAGCAAACGCTAACGCCACGCCGGCAATTCTATTAGTAGTTGGGTCAAATTAGGATGTGCGATTATTGATTGGATTCGTAATCGCACATCCGTTTTTCATAGGAGATAGTACGATGAACAAAACAAAATCATGTGGAAATTGCGGAAAATATAAGACTTGTAAGCAACGTGGAATCATTAATCCTTGTGATGATTGGAGACCAACTCTGATTAATAAGTTGCAAGCCTTTGATTCTGAGATTTCAAAACTTGCTGGTACAAACAAGAGTGCATTACCAACGACTGATCAAAGTTACATTCAACCTCCAATAGCAAAGGCACCAAAGATAGATACTATTATATTTCCACCCATCAATAATCCAATGTTTGATATTTGCATCGAAGGGTTGAGGATCATTGCTACAAATGAAATTATACCAAGTGACGAACCGGTGTTCATTTTACTTGGCAGAAGTGAGAACGCTGGAGCATGCCTTAGAACATTTCAATCTAAATTTGAAATGACTTCTGAAGATCATAAAAACATGGACGCTACCATAGAGGATTTCAGAGAATACAAAGAGGTGAACGACGATGATGATAATTGACCTGAGCATGGTGGTTCGAAGATGCTATGCGAAAATGAATTTTCTGATGTCATCAATTGGAGTTAAAACTGGCATTGAGTTTGGAACATTAAGAATTATTGAAAGTCTACAACGAAAATTCCCGGATCAAGAAATTGTTCTGTGCTTAGATTCTAAAAAGAGTTGGCGTAAAGATAAATACCCAATGTACAAAGCAAATCGAGGTAGGATTCCGTCGGATACCTACTATAGTAGATTGAATGTTTTTATTAGATTTTTGAAGTGTGTGTATGTCACTGCCGAAGCCGAAGGATTCGAAGCCGATGATGTGATTTACAAAATGTCACTACAACCTGGCAAGCATTACATTTATTCAAATGATCACGATTTACTACAAGCTGTTGGAGTAAATGTTATAATGCTTAAATCATTTCAAAGTAAGTTGTATCATTGGGACGCTGCAAAAGTTCTTGAAGAGTATGGTGTGCCTCCAAAATACCTCGCAGAATACATGGCTTTCACTGGTGACAAAGGCGACAATGTAATTGGGGTCCCACGAATCAAAAAGAAGTTTCTTGCTAGTCTCATAGCTTGGGCGCATGCAAACAACAAGACTATTAGTGAGATGCTTGAAGAGATCAAAACTGCTGAATGGGGTGTACTTCTTAAAGCGAACGTCGCAGCGTTTATCGACACAGGTGAGTTTCACAAGAATTATGAGTTGGTAAAACTTGGTGGTGACGTTGAAGCGATGGTAGTTAATCAACCTACGCATGATGAAACGTTTATCGTTGAACGTCTCAAACACTGGGAAATATTCTCGTTGAAATTAAGTGCGAAGTATGGAGTATTAGGCTCAGAGGAATTTTGAAAGGACATAGCATGTGGACTCACGAAAGACTAAAACCAAAAAATTGGCGTGGACAACCTGTTGCAGTTAAACAGCGTAAGTATAATGGGCATAGATTTACACTATACAAGCAAGGTGATGGTAGACTTGTCGGATTCGAAAAGGATATGCGACCAGAGCGTGAAATGACTTTGATTCGACCAGACATTGTAAAGTATCCATGGTGGAGAAGTTTGGTAGCAAATCTACCAAATCATTCGTCAATAGATGGTGAATTGTACGTGCCTGAAGGTAATGCAGGTGATGCTACAACCGCGATTGCAAACTGTACAGACAATCTTGAATTCATGGCATTTGCTTTACCTTGGTACAACGGTGAAGACTTAGAAAAAGTAAGTGTAGTAACAGCTCGAAATCTTTGCCTTAATGAGATTGGCATTCCGTTCGCAAAACCCCTACCAATATACCCAGACGATACACTTGAAAAGCTACTTAGTGACGCTGTGGAACTTGGGTATGAGGGATGGGTTTTAAAGTTACACAATTATTATGGATGGTGGAAAGTCAAACCTCAAAAAGAAGTTGATTGCATCGTGACTGGTTTCGAGGAAGGAGAAGGAAAATATTTTGGAGGGGTGGGCTCGTTGAAGGTTTCAGTTTGGATTGATAATGAACTCATTGAAATTGCAAATGTATCTGGGATGAGTGATGATATTCGTTGGGGCATTGATGAGAAGAAAGATCTCGGTCGTGTCATAGAGGTTGAATACCAAGAAGTTGGTAATAAAAATAGGTTGATTCATGCCCACTTCATTCGGTGGCGGCCAGACAAAAGCGCTGAGGAGTGTGTATATGATTGGAGTGACATTAAATGAAAAAGATTTTTCTAACTCAAGGGCAGTTTGCACTTGTTGATGATGCAGAGTATGAATGGCTAAATCAATTCAATTGGTATGCACATTATAATGTAGCTAATGATTCTTATTATGCAGTTAGACATGAAACATTGCCTAGTAAGAAACGAATCATTATAGCTATGCACAGATTTATTCTTGGTTTAAACTATGGTGATAAGCGACAAGGCGATCATATCCATCATGATACTTTAGATAATCGACGAAGTGAATTAAGAATAGTGACACACCGACAGAATAAACTAAATTGTAAAATCAAAAGGTCTTCAAAGTATGATGGTGTAACTTGGGATGAGTCTCGTTGTAAATGGAGAGCACGAATTCATATAAATAAAAAACAAAAGACACTAGGTAGATATGATATTGAAAAAGATGCAGGAGATGCTTATCAGGGTGCTTTAAACGAACTAGAATCTATGAAAGCATCTAAGGCTGATTTTAAGGCCTGTGGGGCTTAAAATGGGGTCATTTCTTAATATTTCAGTACGAATAACCACATAATAGCTTAAAAGGTCCCAGATTGGCCCGTATGGCTCCAATGAGGATAACACAATGAATGATAAAATAAGGCTCAGTGTACTGGTTTTAGTTTGAGTCGGAACGCTCAGAATATTTTGGCATTGTATTTGTATAGTGCTTAATTAAAGGAGATAGTACAATGTTAAAGAAAACGTATATCACATTTGGACAGGTTCATGTACACAGTGTCGAAGGAATGACATTTGACAAAGATTGTGTTGCGTGTATTATTCATGATGAAAAAGTGAATGGTCGTGACCTTGCGTTTGAATTATTTAGTGATAAGTGGCATCAAAGCTATACGCAAGAACGCATGAGTGATGGATTTATGAAATACTACCCTCGTGGGATCATTGAAGTGCAGCAAGTGTTTTATCCAAAGATCACTGAAAACATTGATTGAGAAGGTCGTTAAGATGACAACAATACGAATACCATTTTACATTGCTGGTTTCGATTGGCACTTACTTGACAATGCGATTTCAATATGGACAAAATTTTTCAACTGGGGAACACCTCCGGTTAGTCACACTGAGATTTGGTGGACTGATGTAGGTAAGCTTTTTGCTTCAGGTGAATGCTACACATCTACAATGCGTGGCAAGAGCAATGGCACAGTGATCAGATCAGTAAGTGATGTTATTCAAAATCCTAAGCGTTGGTTGTATTTTGAATTATGTGTCCCTGATGATCTTTATGAGAGTGCAAGGTGTGTTGCTGACATTGCTGTTGAGAACAATCAAGGCTATGATAAATGGACTATTGCATCGTTTTTCTGGTTCAAGAGATTTGGTAGATCCAATCAAGAGATTTGCTCCGAAGTTGCATACAGTTTTCTGTATGATTGTGGAGTGTTTACTACCAAGGGATTATGTCCGTCACCCCGTAAATTATGTCGATGGCTTATGAACCTTGGATTGAAACCGATTTACATGAAGTAAGATTTTAAAGGACAAAGTACTATGAAACGAATTTACAATATAGCTCAAATTGCTGTAATGGTTGTATGTGCATTCTTAGCAGGTTTTTATGTAGGTAGTCAAAATGATCTTTCCTCCTTCGAAGCCGTGGCTGCTGATGTTCGCAGTCACGGTTTTATTAAGACCATTCCTGCTGAGATTGGAGTGGAATATCCATTACCTGATTGGTTTATTGGAAGTTTAATATCGATTGAATCTAAGGGCGATAATTCCGCTATAGGCGATGGAGGAGATGCTGTAGGAGTTCTACAGATAACTCCTATCTTTGTTAAGGAGTGTAATCGCATCGCAAAGATCTATAAATTAGATATTGAGTACACATTAAAAGATCGATGGGATGTGTGTATAGCGATTGAGATGACTCAATTACATTCTCAGCATTGGGGAAAGCATTTTACAAAGAAATATGATATTGGATATCCTGAGCTTATTCAGATCCATCGTTGGTCTGCCAATTGGAGACCTAATAAAATGAATAACATAATTGACAATCAACGAGACATTGAATTCAAAGAATATGTGGAGTTTGAATTATGACGAATCAAAGAGAAAAGTATGCTAGATTGTACAACGTATGGAAGAAACTTAGCGATCGAACTTTAGATGATAGGCAGATTATTACGAACGCTGGTCATAAAAATGTTCTGCGATGGTTCAGCGATGGTACACGCTGTTTTGAACATGATGACGCTGTGTGGAAATTAGATGGGTTGTATTGCCTTGCAGATTTTTATAATATTCCTGAACCTGTGAAGGTCAAGTTTGTGGAATACATACACCCTAAAACTCTTGGAGCTGTTCATATTGCGTTGGCCGATGGTCTCAAGATTGAGAGATCCGTGACTAAAGATGGTAAAATTATTAAGTGGGCTCAGACTAAGCAAGTACATGATGACTATCTTGTATGTCGGTATCGGATCATTGCTGAACCGAAGATCCAAGATATAAAAAGTAAGCTTAAAGACATGATCGAAAAAACAGATGAGACATGTATATCTTGGAACGTTGCTCAACCAGCAGTCGTTGATAACACTAAACAACACATGAATTGGCAATATTTTAAGCCTGGACCTGAGAAATTTACAACAATTACTCTAAAGGAGATAGTACGATGAACAAAACTGAATTAATTGAAAAGATTAATAGACTCTATATAGAAGACTTAGAGACTGCTAATAAACTACCAGATGATATTATCGAATTAGCGTCCGTGGGAAAACGTTATGTCTCATTTGAATATATGGAAACATTGGATTATGTATTTAAAGTCTTACATACACTTAGGAAAACCCTTGGGGTCTATAAATTAGAAAGTTATTCCACCTTTGATGGTTATGCATTAGAAATCCGGTATAAGTTTGAATCATTGGAAGGTGTTGCTTTTAGTTTTCAATGTAGAGACACTGAAAATGCTCTTAATGTATTGTCACAAGGTAAATGTAAACTCGTTGAGCAGAGTCAACCAACGAAGAAAGCCATTGTGTGTCCATCATGAGTTATAAACTTTGTGTGGTGACTACTGTGATCGTAGAAACTTTAGATGAGATTCAAGAAGTATTGAAATCTTCGAATAGTGGTAATGTGATTGCTAGGGAAGTTGTCAACACTGGAATCTTTGTGAGTCATCAAAATGAAACTAGCGCGACTACCATGGAGATCGCAGAGATAATTATGAAATCTGAGGTGCACGATGATCAAAGTTCTGGCAAGAAGTGATTCGTACAACAACAGCAGTTCGTTGTATCTGACTGATAATGCCGCGACGTTTGATGGGTTTATTCTATGTGATGAATCAGAGTGGGAAATAGTCCAAACATGTGCACGGAAATTTACCTATGCTGATGTGAAGCAACTTAAGCATAGATTTAAGAGCGAATTGAATCGCGTAGCAGACCAAAGGGGAATGAATGCTGCTGTGATACAGTGGAATTATGGAACTGTGTCAATGGAACTTGAACGATATGAAAGTTTAATATTAGTTTAATATTAGTTTAATGAAAGGAAAATTGTATGAAAAAGTCATTGTTGATGTTGTTTGTATTTTGTGTGTTAGTCACACCTGTAGCCGCTGATTTGACGTTTGTGTTTGGGGATGATTTCTCTGGAGTGGAAATCGGAAGGAGGCTTGGTTGCTTTGAGATTGGAAGTTTTGTCGGAGTTGATTATTTTAGTGGTGGGAATAATCTTGAACACATGGATGTTGACACTGGTGGGAACCTGGCAGGACCAAATTTAAAGCTACACTTACTACCAGATGATTACATCGTTGATCC